CCGGCACACAAATCGGTACAATTGCGGGTGACAACGGACAAGACTACTTTGGATCCAGCAGTATCACCGCGCTCCCGAACAACAACTTTGTGATTGCCTCAGCAAGTGATGATGTAAATGACGAATTTAACGCGGGCTCAGTAAGGCTCATAAACGGCGACACCGGCACACAAATCGGTACGACAATTGTGGGTAACAAAGCATATGACTACCTTGGATCCAGTATCACCGCGCTCCCGAACAACAACTTTGTGATTGCCTCAGCAAGTGATGATGTAAATGACTTAGTTAACGCGGGCTCAGTAAGGCTCATAAACGGCGACACCGGCGCACAAATCGGTACGACAATTGCGGGTAACAAAGCAGATGACTACCTTGGATCCAGCAGTATCACCGCGCTCCCGAACAACAACTTTGTGATTGCCTCACCAAATGATGATGTAAATGACGTAGTTAACGCGGGCTCAGTAAGACAAATAGATACTACAGGCACACAGGTTCGTCTTATAGTTGGAGCGGTTACTAATGATATGAGTGGAGTTTCTATTATCGCAACGCCTGTTGCAAACTTTTATATTATCAGTAATAAAAAGAAATTTGTTGACTCTGGTTCTGTTTCAGTGTTTGACTTGTAAACAAGGTTAAGTGAGCAGTTCTTAATGAAGGCTTTGAAAAAAAAAGTATATATTAGCGTATACATTTGGTAGGAAGCTAGCAAAAAAGAAGTTACCAAATTATTTATAATGTTGTAATAATCAATTATCAGAGCAAAAAGATAAAAATGTATAATCAGAGAATTCTGTATAGTTTTCGTTAAGAATATAGTCAATATTGTATTGATTAATAAGTTCTAAAGATGGAAAAACTAGAATATTTAGATCATATTTTTTTTTGAAAAATATGGTAAGTAAATATTCTAGTTTTACCAGTACCGCACCACATATTAACAAGTGATTTTTGATATTGGAGAAAAGAATTTAGTGTTATTAAGATTTAAATCTTTGAAAACTAAATTAAAATAATTTGATCGTAACTTTATTAAGCATTTTATTTTTTGATAAATAATATTATTGTTAATTATTAAATGAAATCCTAAAATATTATCAATAATATCATTTTTACAAATATTATCATTAATATTCTCAATATTTATTTTACCCGATATTGTAATTACTTTTTTTCAATTTCATTTAATTATTAATAATATTACTTTTATATTAAATATGATGAATTCGGAATTTGTGTTGTTTTCTCATATCTTAATGAATAACGTTATGGCTTTCTATAAGCATTTCTTTTATAAAATCCAAGTGGATTACTACCGGTTGATACTCTACCAAAAGGTTTTCTTTTATAATTTTGCCATCTTTCTACAAAAAATATCCGATATAATCCAATTACAAAGAACAATGTTAATACTACTATAATAACCAATTTATCCGTTCTGATCATTTAAATTATTAAGAGAAAAAAATAATATATTAATTATTTTTTATAGATATCGAAGCAATTAATTTTATAGATATTGAACCAATTGATTTATAGATATGATTAAATATATATTCAAATGAAACAGCATCATTTCTATACTTAATTATTTATAATAGATTTATTTACAACTGATATAAATTTGACCCACGTTCTTACACTGCGTCCTCGTTTACCTAAAAACAATTTATTATTATTTTTATTATAAGGTAAATTATAATTTTTAACTAAAATACCATAATATTTCATAGTTGGTTTTACTGATGAAAATGATGATGCCTCATCATCGGATGAAACTGAATTATACGTTGAAGTTTGGTTACATTCAGGGCACTTGAAAAATGGGTCGAAATATTCAGAAGACTCGTAAATATGAACCCATATAATCTTGAGACAGCACGAACATTTTAAACAATTTAAACCATAGTCATAATCTCCTTTAAAATTACTACATTTATACACATAAGACACTCTTTGTTGTGGATATTTTAAAAGATAATAGGCAAATAATAATTTATTACAATTATATATCTCATACATTTTAATTTATTATTACTTATTTCTTCCTTCTTCTTTAAATATATGCGATAAATTCATATATTCCTATTATTCATTAATAATAGGAATTTGTAAAATAATAAATTAATTAAATTTGATTTATTTATTTTAAATATTATTTAAAATAATAAATGAGTACCAAAGTTGAAATTATCATTGGGTGTATGTTTTCTGGAAAAACAACTGAACTTATTCGAAGAATAAGTCGATATGAAGCAATTAAAATGAAAACATTAATTATTAATAGTAATTTAGATACACGAACCGGTGACAGTGTTAAAACGCACGATAATCATTTAAGAGACGCCATTAAAACGTCTAAACTAATGGATATTACTGATAGTGATTCGTATAAAAATGCTGTAGTGATTGGTATAGATGAATCCCAATTTTTCCCCGACTTAGAAGAATTTGTTATATATTCTGAAAAAAATAAAACGATTATAATCGCCGGATTAGATGGAGATTCAAATAGGAAACCATTTGGGCAAATTTTACAATGTATACCACTTTGTGATAGTATTATAAAATTGACAGCAATGGATATGATATCAAAAGATGGACAAGATGCTATTTTTACAAAAAGAATCGTCTTAAATGATTCACAGCAAATATCAATAGGTGCGATGGATAAATACATAGCTGTTTCTCGGGCTAATTATTTAAAGTAATGGTTCGTCATAATCTCCATTCATTCTTAATAGTATATATGCATCTGTTCCTTGGTTATTTGAACATATATTAATATGCCCCCCAAAATATTTTAAATATAAATTAGTTATAGGTAAGCCATATCCAAACCCAGATAAAGGTGTATTTATACTAAAATCATTATCCATAATATTAATAGGATGTTCTGAAGTAGTATAAAAATAATTCCACATTTTTAGTTGTGCTTCACGAGATATTCCTCCACCTAAATCAGAAATTTTGATGATAATCCAATTATCATCATTATAAATTTTAATGTTAATAGGTGGTATCGTTATTTTTTTATTAAAATCGTAAGTAGCCTTTACCGAATTTTTCAATACTTCAAATAATATATAATAAAGATGGGAACAAATATATGGAAATGTGATTAAATTAGTATTTATTTCTATTGGAACACTTCCTATACCACTGTTTAGACACATAATATTAATATCTGCTATAACATCCTTTACTATATTATGTGGCGAACAGTGCATATTTATTATGCCACAATTATTGGTATCTTTAAAAGTCATTAAATAATGATTTAACAAAACACGTATTCCAATTCGACTCATATAAAATTTATTTAAAAACTCTTGAATTTGGTCCTCATTTATATCTATGTTTTTTTCATTTTTTATAGACTGGATACCATTAGCCATTGTTATTAATGTGGGGGAATGTCTATCGTAAATTGTTTCTATTGTATGAACCATTTTTAAACTATCTGTGAAATCGGTTGGATGTTTAATATTTATAATATCTTGAAAGGAGGATATGTACCAATTGCGTATCGTATTAATATATGGATTTTTATAGAGATCATAGGGCAAAGAATCTAAATCTTTTATTTTATGCGCAAATCTAATAGGTAGTTCATTATGTAGATATTGCGAGGCTTGCACTACTTTTTCTTTATTTTGTAAATTACCATATTCTGTTAGACTGTTAAGATTTATTGAGTTTTGAGGTTTTTTAGATAAAAGATTTATATCATTGTATATATTTGTAATTGTAGAAGAATATCTTCTAAGGATCATATAGTATATTTCTTAATATACATTTAAATATATATTAAGAAACGGAATTAACTATAAATTTGGATAATTAAATTTAAAATAATATATTATAATATCTAATATGACCGATTTTACTTATAATACATTAAAAATAAATGGTATAACTAAAATGTGTGATGACACCATTTATAGTTATAATACTGATATTATAAAATATCAATGGTTTGATAGTCAATTAAGATATATACTTACTGTTCTTGAAATACCTATAAAAGACCCAACAACAGGGTTATATTTAACAAGAAGTAGAATATGTCAAAAAATAAAATCACTTTTTGACCAATCCACAAATAATATAATTATTAAGAGTTCAAATTCTAAAAAAGATATAGAAATGGGTATTATTTCTAAAAAAATATTAAACGAAATAACAGATAATAATTTGGGTGGTGTTATTTCATCTGCTCCCAAAATAAATAAAAATGTTATAAATAATGAACTGATATTTAAACATACTGATATTAAACCTGTTTCTAAATCTACTACTAAACCTGTTTCCAAATCTACTATCAAATTTGTCACCAAACCTGTTTCTAAATCTACTACTAAATCTGTTTCCAAATCTACTAATAAATCTACTATCAAACCTGTTTCCAAATCCGCTACTAAACCCCTGGCTGTTAAAGTTAAATGGCTTATTAAAGAAACAGAAAGAGTTAAAAAAGCCGAATTACACGTGGGAAACTATGGTAATTTTTTAGATTTTGGTAGATTAGATTGGTATAATAATAGTTGTTTTGCCGACAGTATACTAATATTATTATTATTTCCTATGTTTAATGGAAAAATTTCAGATTTTATTACAGAGAATTTATTGGAAAAACCATTGTTGTTAAAAGAGTCTATAGAAAAAGAACATTATAAAAAATATATTTGTAACACGAATACATTTGAAAAATCTATAGAAATTATTAATAGTATTTACACAACATTCACTGATTTATATGAACAATTATCTAATAAAAAAATTATTAATTCTCATCGCTTTTTAAAAGAACTATCCAAATGTAAAAATAAATTTGGATTAGAAGACTTAAGTGGAGGGAAAATGCAAGAGAGTTTAGAGTTACTAATTAATTTATTTGGTATTTATAATATAAATACAACAAGTTATAACGTGCGTCATCTCTACGAATCGGTTGAAATCCCAATAAGAGATTATAGTTCAAGGTTTGTTGGGATATTTGATGAAATGGTTGAGGAAAAAACTGCTGGAATACGCAATTATAATTTTACACACAGTACTAAAAATGAAAGTAAAATAATTGTCAAATATCTCTACACGGATGATTTACAGACATTTTTAAGATCAGATTTTAAAGAGATCTATACAAATGACGCATTTATTAAAAACGGTTTTTCGAAACGAGACTATTATTATGATGATGAAATGGAACGATGGTATTTAAGGGAAAATGAAGCAAAATATAAATTAGGAAAAATAAGAAAAAGTGTATTATTGTCAAAATACATTAGACATAAACGAGAAACATACCCAGGAGGTGCCTATCATATATATGACGGTTATAAAAGGATAGAGCTGGATAAAATAGAGTATGTTGTAAGTGTAGATGGATTGGAAAAAATAAAATTAATTGATTTAGAAAAAGATAATAATAAAGCTATTCTAATAAAAAAATATATTGAAGAATTCATTATTGAAGATGCTACAAATATATTTTTTGGTATTATTCGAAAATACCCCGTTCATAACTATAATTCGAACGAAGACTTAACTAAGTTTTTAAGTCTGAAAATTACCCCTGATGAAATAATAACATTAAACGCTAGAGTATTGATATTAAAAGGGATCATAGTATGGTATAATGATCATTATATAACGTTTATAAATAATGATAGTATATGGTATAAATATGACGATAACTATAATCCTTTGATAGACAATGACTATATTAAAGTTATAGGCGATTATAACGAATTATTAGACTATTCATTATCTGGTATTAATAATATAGTAAAAAAAAACAGTGTTATTGTTTGGTATAGTATATAATCTATGTTATATAATTATTAAGAATCTGTAAACCATGTTTAGAATAAATAGTTACTTTTTTATTATTAATGGGATCTGTAATATAATTATAATTATTACATAATGAACCACCGGATTGTTTTCTTTTTTTCAATGGTTTAGCATCTGTTAATAATGCTTTATTGTCTAAAATACTATTCATTTTCTTCAATGGTTTAGTATCTTTTAATAATGCTTTATTGTCTAAAATACTATTCATTTTCTTCAATGGTTTATTAGTATCTTTTAATAATGCTTTATTGTCTAAAATACTATTCATTTTAGGCATATTAGTATCTATTAATTTATTCAAATTCTTAATATTTATTGGAGATAAATTTTTAAGATCCGTGTTTGACAGGTCAGTATAAATTGATTCTATTTTATTTTCGAAACTACAAATAAAATCACTTATTGTTTTACTAGTATTACAGCTTATATTTAACCCATTAGATAGTAGGGGTTTTATTATAGTTACTAATTTATTTAAATTAGTAAATAAATTCTCTAAATTGTTTTTAAATAATTCAAACTCATCAACAGGACTTAATTTGTTAAAATTTGTATTCATTATATTTAAAAAGAAATTTATTTAAAGACTTATTTTATTTAAAGAAAATTTGTATATTATTAACATAATGAAAAATTCTTCTAAATTCAAATTTAAAAAATCTAATAATAACGCAGGGTCAAATAATGATGTGTCTAATGATGAGGAATCTAATAATGATGTGTCTAATAATGATGACGATGTGTCTAATAATCTTGGGTCTAATGACACGGAATCTAATAATGATGGGTCTAATAATAATGACGATGTGTCTAATAATAATGACGATGTGTCTAATAATGACGGGTCTAATAATAATGACGATGTGTCTAATAATTCTCCCGATGCTGAAATTAAAATTCCTAAAAAAAGAGGCAGAAAACCTAAAGCAATAAAAAATGTAGAATTAGAAATTAAAATTCCTAAAAAAAGAGGCAGAAAACCTAAAATAAAAGAAGAAGAACCTGAACTAAAAATACCTAAAAAAAGAGGTAGGAAACCTAAAGTTAAATCTGAACAAGAACCTGAAGAACCTACTAAAATCCCTAAAAGAAGAGGTAGGGGTCGTTCCTACAAACAAAAAACCTATGAATTAGTTAATAATGTGTCTAAAATAGAATCAAAAAATATAATATTACATTTACCAATAAAATCAAAAAATATTGTTCAAGCATCCAAAGAAATTGAACTATTAACGTATGATCCAGATATTAAAGAACCGGTTGGATGGCAGGATATAATTGGAGGGAATCCGATTGATAGTGTGGTCTTCTTACACAAGGATACTATACAAAATAAACGATTGCCTTTTTATTCACAGTATCCATTTGATGAAAAAAGTATGTCCAATATTTTAGAAGAAGAAGAGGAGGAAGAAGAGGAGGAAGGTGTAAATAGTAACCAATATAACATATCGGAAACATTAATTGATAATGATAGTAATATTGATGATAGTAATATTGATAGTAGCAATATTGATAGTAGTAATAATGATAGTTTATTACATACAAATATTAAAACCATCCATAATGATGAATGGTATAGCAGTACCACTAATAATTATGATACATATCAAAATGTTATTAATATAATGAAAGAAAAAAGAAAAACAGAACTAGAAAATTTAACCAAAAAAAAATTAGAAAATCATGTAGAACACATATTACTTCCATTTAATAACACTAAATCTAGTACTTGGCTCTCTTCTACATCTATATATTGTTGGTGGTGTTGTCATCCTTTTTCGGGAGTTCCTTGTACTATTCCTTATGAATATCATAATTCTAAATTTAAAGTATATGGGGTTTGTTGTTCTCCTGAATGTGCCGCGGCATATATTTTTGATAATTATTCGAATGAAGAAGTTTGGGAAAAATATTCATTATTAAATTTTATGTACAGTAAATTATATACTGAAACTAATTTAAAAATTAAATTAGCAGCGCCTCGCCAAACTTTAAAGATTTTTGGTGGAACACTAAACATTAAACACTACAGAGAATATAACACTAATTATAATAAAAATTTTAAAATAATAGTCCCTCCACTAGTATCAATTATACCACTTCAAGAATATAATTTTAGCAATACAGGTTATTCTACCCAAAATAGTAATAAAAATTTAAATATAAATAAGAATGATGTCGAAAATGATGAATTGCTTTTAAAGAGATCGAAACCATTTGTTGTTACGAATAATACCTTAGAAAAGTGTATGAAACTATCTGTTAATTAATTTTCTAATATATAATTAATAGACATTTCCACATCACCATTACTTATTATAAGAGCTTCCTTGTTTAAATTTATATTTAAAAATCCAATTGATTTTAATTGCTCTAATTCATCGACATATTCAAAAATATTTGGAATGACTGGTTCTTGAATTGGTAACGGATTATTCAAGATTGGCATTGGCAAAATATTATTAATTGCATCATTGTTTAACTCTGGTATATTACCACTTAATATACTATTAATAATATTTGTAATTATATCGCTGTTTACATTTTGGGCTGGTATTTTATTAAAAATAACTATTAAATCTTTATTACTACTAATATTAATCGTTTCTAAATTATCCAATACTTTATTATTATATATAAATATACTGTCAGTAATTTTATATTTATTATTAAAGTATTCTAATAATTGTAGTTTAGTATCATATAATTTTATATCAATATCCTCTTTTATTGATATATCATTGTTGAATATATTATTTATTTCTATTAAATGAACTTGTACATTAGATAAAGACATTTATTAATAGTTATTATTTTGATTTATAATCAATTTTATTTACATTGTATTTGATTAAAAAGCGCAACGCTATTTTGTGTTGTAGGATTTATTGATAGTCTGAAGGTAAAATTTAAGTATTCTATAGAATTATTTCTCTAAACATGTACCCCAATTTGGATTTTTACCATTTGCGTTGCCAAAATTTAAGGGTGGGTTTTCTATATTTGTTACACACCAATGACTTATATCTTGATTAAAATTAGGAGCACCATAAAACATACTACCCATACTAGCAACGTTTGAAGTATCCCATCGTCCAATATTTTGATTAAAGATTTTAGCATC